TTTCTTTTATTTAGTTCATCTTCTTTATCAAACACTACATTTTCAAGACGAGTAAACGAACCAAACGGTAACTGCTTGGGGTCTACCTTAGTGTTTATGCCTTGGTTTAAGGAAAAAGGCACATTTGTTTTATTTAAAGCCATGCCTACTCCTATACTACATACCAGTTAGATGAATTTCCTCTACTAATAAGTGTTACTGAACCGTGATTAGATGATATTACATAAGAAGTAGTTCCGTCTTCGTCTATTGTCTCTGAAGCTGTAGTTTTAACATTAACAGTTATATTATTTGTAGCAGCATCACCTGAACTGTCTTTAATCTGAAAAAATCTACCTGGTGTACTTCCTACATCGGGTAGTGTAACAGTAGCAGGAGCAGTAGAAGTATCTACTAAATAAACGGAAAAACCATCAGATTCCGTTATAGCATGAGGACCTGCTCCTGTAAAAGGAGTGGTGTTAAGAGCAAACCTATTAGCTTGAACTCCTGAAGCATTTATAACCCCACCAGCAGTAATTGGAACTTGGTTTCCATTATTATCGTTCCAATATAATTCTCCATTTGATGTAGCTGCATACAACCTAAGAGCGTTACTAGCAGCATAAGCAGTTGTTTGTTGTGTTAGAGATAAAAAACTAGGATTTAGAACTGCATGAGCTGTAGTCCCAGGTTTAAAATCTAAGTTACCATCTATTGTTATACCAGCTACTCCAATTTGACGACCTTTTCCTGAACTGTGGTCGTGGTCATCAATTACACTTAAGGCAGTATTAATATTAGTAGCCCATGTAGGACCTAGCTGTTCCCCTGGAGTTGGTAGAACTAAGCTCATAAATGTTGTTGTAGTTGTTAAAGCCATAATTTATCCTAAAATATCCAAAAGTGAACGTTTGTCATGTTTGTTCCTACTTGATAGTTAATAAATTTTTTTCTATCATAAGAACTACCACTTGAGTCTGTTAACGACTCGTAGATGTCTACAGCCGCAAACTTTCTGACTACTATCCAACCTAGCGGCTCTCTACCTAATTTGTGCTCTACTAAATTATCTGCACCAGTTGTTAAGTCTATTCCCTCTATAAGGTTTCCATCAACTATTTGAGACTCAGCTAATGGAGCTACACTTTGCTGAATGTGGTCCTGAACTGAGTTTAAAACTCCAGCCATGGGGTCATGAGGATTAACATAAAGTTTTCTATATGTCTTCTTTGTCAACTTGTACTCCTACTATAGAAAAATCTATTGTTAGACATATAAATATCCGTTACTGATAATGGGTTATCAGCATCTCTATTTGCTGCTGCATCTGTAATTCTTTTTCTTAAATCACCTTGTTGAGCTAACAACACTTGAACATCACTTTCTTCTTTTTGCATCATACGAATAGCTGCAAATACAACTACATATTCAGCATAGCCATTTATATCATCATACTTTGTATCTGTATCTGTGCTAGACGAAAACTGAACTGCTTGAGGTATGTACCAAACTTTAACCTCTTTAGCAGTGTCAGGCATAGGAGTAAACACAATGTTACTTCCAACCATTCTATACCTAACATTAGTTAAACCAAGAAGACTCCATGAACCAAAATTTTGAAATAAGTTTCTTTCATTAAAATTAAAAGGTTGAAGAGTAAACCAATCAGTTCCGTTTATCTTAGCATCTATTCCACGTAATTTATAAAAATTTGAAATATTTATATTTTCAGTAGAAGTAGAATCATTTATAGGATAAGTATCTTTATCCGCAACAGTATTAAATTCTTTATAAGAGACATAGTAATCCTGTCCATACTCTTGAATTAGTATGTCATGTAACTCTGCAATACCTGAATTTATATAATCAACCAACTCTGAGTCTTGCACAAAGTTGTTATTTTCCATATCGGCTCTTTGCCTAGACCTAGACATAAGAGTTGCGATAGTTACATTAGCCATACAACCCCCAAAAAAAGGAGAGCCGAAGCTCCCCTAGTATTTGTCATCCTCTTTGTCTTCAGAAACACACTTTTTTATAAATCCTTTTAAAGCTTTAGAAAACTTTTCTTTGTCAGACTCTCCAAGAGCTTCAAAGATAGCGTCTACTTCAGCTTTGTAGTGCATGTAGGCAGAATCATGTCCACCTTTTTCCATTAAATCTTTGTTAGATTCTTTGCCTTCTTCATAATGGTCAGGTTTTTTCATCTTCTCCATTATAGAGATAAGCATAGCTCCTTTACTTTTTTTAGGACCCATCATAATCATGATTTACTCCTTATACACCTACACCTGGAAGGGCAGAGTTTTTAAGAATAAACATGAAATGAACTGTTTCGCCATTTCCAATCTCAGCAGCAGCACCGTCTTTATCAAGAGCGATAAAATTAATTGTACCATCAGTAGAAACAGTTGGAGCACCTTTCAATTGAAAAGCCATACCACCTGAAGTACCGCCTAAAGCTGTTGATTTTTGAATGTCAAAATATCCACCAAAAAAATGACTGTACTTATCAACAGCCCCACTTGGAGTACCAAGAACTATTGAATAGTCTCCAGCACTATTTCTGGTAACACTTTGAACACCAACACTTTTTGAAGCAGAAAGAGTAGGAGCACCAGTAGTACCTACAGCGAACTGTCCATGAATTACTTTTATTTCTTTGTCTAAGGCTTGTAGCCTTTGAAAACTTCTATTTGCCATTTTTTTTCTCCTTTAGTCAGAGTGGAAGCAACCACGCTGCAAAAAAAGAGAAGCCCCGAAAGGCTTCCCATGATTAGTTAAATTATGCTAATGCAATCCTAACATTGTACCCAGGACCTCTACACCCTAACTGAGCGTAGTAACCAACTCTAACTTCAACAGAGTCAGCAGAAGAGTCTCTTAGGAACTTAAGACCGTCTGAGTCAAGAATCTTAGGAGCTTTACCAAGAGAGTAAAGTTTCCAAACATCCATTTGAAGCATGAAAGCTACATTTGGAGGACAGTTTTGGTCAGGTATTACTTTAATAGGTCCTCTAGGTCCATGAATCAAGATACCTCTAAAACCGATTTCAGGGTTAACTTTTTGGTCAACGTAAGAAACCTTAGAACCTAAAGCTTTTTCTAGGTCAGCAAAAGCTGAGTAGTTAACAAAACAAACATCAGGCTTTCCACCTTCTCTAGCAACTCTAGCAGCAGCACCGATAAGAGCTTCTTCAAGAGGAAGTGATGAACCATCAAAACGAATACCACCTAAACGAGTAGCATCTGAACTTCTGTTAACACCAAAGAAAGAGTCAGTAGACCCTGGAGCACTAGAAGGAACCCAAGCCTCTAAACCAGAGATTTTACCATCATAGTCACCTTCTTGATAGATGTAATGGTTAGCAGTTAGAGAAGCAGAAGCAGAAAGTGTAATAACACCTGTGTCTCTGTTAACTCCATCAATAGTGTGAGCAGTTGAAAGTGTACCGGAGTTTCCAGTTTTATTAACATTAAGTTTAATTTGCATACCAACTTCAAAGTTAGTAACATCATCGGTTTCTTTTAGTGTAAAGGTAGCAACAGAAGAAGTAGTTGATAATACTTGTCCAATAGAACCTGAACCATCACCAAAACAAGCGATAGCTAGAGACCGAGTAGCAGACTCAATAGCACCATCGATTTCAACAGTAGCAGCTTCCATGAATGCATTCGCATTACCTTTAGAAGCTTCTATAGTTTCATTAGCGATAGAAGCTAGAGAGTAGTCGGATACTCTAGTAAGTAAAAATGCTTTAAGCTGAGTGTTAGTCTTATTAGCTTGAGCATCGGAAAAGGTAGCTGAACGACCTTGAGGAATCCCATACTTGATAGGAAGCTTGAGGTTTTCACCACCGAATTGTTCATATTTTGAAACCATGGCAAGGAATGGATTATCCTTGTAGACCATGTTTTCAATCCTTTCATTTGTATAATGCTGCTTAAGAGCCGCAGCAAAAGTAGTCATATTTAAAGCCATTTTAAAACTCCTTAAGTTTAAGCTTAGTTATTAATTAATCCCATTGTAACATTTTGGCTGCTCTAGCCTTGCTTTCTTCTTCTGATAACATTCTACTAGCACCATCATATTGCACCTGTGCGGAGTGGTCGTTCGACAACGTAACTTGCTCTAATTCTTCTAACTCTTTTGGGTTAATTCCTAACCTTGAACTTAGTTTTTTAAGCTTCATTAACTTTCCAGCTTCTTCTTCTAAATAACTCTCTACTGCATCAGCAGCTTCTTCTATGTCTAATACTCTACCAGTTTCATTATAATGTTCTTCTATCACGTCAAAAACTAATTCATTTGCATCACTGGCTTCTATTAGCTCATACTTATCTTGATTTTGCGCTACAAAATTTCCTATCTCGTTTTGAAAATTTTCTTGGACAGAATTGTAGTAAGCCTCTTGTTCAGCTTGCTCTTTTTCTGTTAATCTACCTTCTAACTCCTCAAATTTTCGTCTATAATCGTTCTCAATCTCTTCTCTCATAGCCGCTAATTGCATGTCGGGTGTGAGCTTTCCATCGTTTAGGGCTAGTTCAGTTAACTTGTCATATCCTAAACCTACTTCCTCTAAAGCTTTAAGAGGGTCTCTTCTTAACAATTGCTCCCAATCTACTTCTGGCTCTTGGCTTTTATTCTCGTATTCAGCTAAACGCCTTTCCATTTCTTCAAATTTTGACTCATACTCGGCTTCCTTATCTCTTAGTGCCTTTTCTTTTCTACTTAGTGCAGCAAATTTTGAAGCAAACTTATCTTGACTAGAACCTTCTTCTTCTCCTGAAGGAGCCTCATCATAACTATTTGCGGCATACTCTGAGTCATCATACTGAATTGAAGAGTCTTCGTTTTCTGCCCCTTCAGTTTGATTTACTACTACATCGTTTAATTCTGCATGGTTCTCCATAAAATTCTCCTTACTTGTTGGGATAAACCCGACCATTGGTCTACTATTGTTTTCTTATTATTATTCATCCATTACTTGGTCTTCTTGTACCTGTTCTTCCATCATTTCTTCCTGTGGCATTGGCTCCTCTGGCATTAGCATGTTTGGTGGAGGAGTTTCGTCTTTAACCTGTTCAGCCATTGCGTCTTGTCCCATCATAGCTAGTTTTTCAGCTAATTGCTCAGGAGTTTCTTCTGGAGTGTTAGACTTCATCAATAAGGATTGGCAGTCTTCCATGTACTGTCTCAGTAGCTCAAGACGGTCTTCAGGAGCGTTACGCATACGGTACATTAGATAAGCCTGTTGGGTCTTTCTTATGGCATTTTCAAGGTTTTGATAAGGCTCAGGTGGGAAGTATTTACCATCATGAACCATTGTTTCTATAAGTTTTTCTAAGTTTTTATTATCTGAAGTTAGTAAGTCCATCTCAGATTCTAGGTCAGGAAAGTCTAATAAGCTAATAGCTTGTTCTTTTCCTATAAACCCTGCCGTTAGCATGTCCTGAACATCGGCTAATCTAGCCGCTGGAGTGGTAGATAAGGCAGACGTTGGAAATATTTGCATCATGTACTTGTCTGCATCCATGTTTACGTCTTTCCATTTTATTGTTTCTACAAACTTATTATCACTTGTTTTAACTCCAAAGTCTTCATTTTTTTCATAAATGTCTTTAGCTAAATCTATCATAATTTCAGCAGCATCTAAAAAAGCTTTTTCATATCTTTTGGCTACTGACATAAATCTTTCAGTTTCTAAGTCATTAAAAGTTCTTAGAGCTTTACCAGAGTCTAAA